GAAAGGATTGGCTGAGTTCAGAATGACCGGCTCGACCGTCAAATCCTGCGGGCGTGAGATTGAACCGGCCTTGCCAACAGGCATCCGGTAGAGAAGTGCATTGCTCATGGATTTTCCTTAGCGGTTAGACCAGAAATCTTTGTTTTGCTGATTGAGTTCAGCGTTTGAGTTGCCAGGCTTACGCATGCTGTCAGTTGTACGCAGAGCCTGAGTGTTGCGGCCTTTTGCCAGTTCAGAAACAGCGGTGAACGCCATCTCGACCTGTGGTTTTGGCAGTTGCTTTATTGCCGCATCACCCACAATCTGACGCACCAGCGCCTGATCAGCAGAGGCCAACACATGACGCTTAAACGCAGTGGGCTTCATTGCCTGGGTCAGGTCGATACCTGGCATAATGAGTTCTGCACGATAAGCAGAGTCGCCGGTTGCGGTTACGGGCTTCTCTTTGTCTTCATCGTCCGAATCACCCGTTTTGCGCTTATCTTCTTCGTCTTCGCTGCTGTCGGTAGTTTTGCCCTCCAGCTTGTCGAGACGCGCGATGATCGCCGCCGCCCAGGGAGGAATCTGCTCTTCATTGTCGCCGGTCTTGAGCCCACCCATTTCCGGATCACGGTCCGGCATGGGATGTTGTGGCGCCAGGTTGATACTGAGGTTAACGCCCTGCGGTAAATCGCCACCTTCATCGCCCGTCATGCTCGACGGCGGCGACTCCAGAAGCTCATTCATGGTGTCTGCATCGCCTGTTTTCACAGCGCGTTTTAAGCGAGTGAACCAGTTTTGTTTAGTTGCCATCGTGTTTCTGTCTCCAATTGCGCAACGTGATCCGGCCCTGCCATTTGGGTCGAGAGCCACATGGTTTCCGGTGATTTGGTACTGCTTTGCCTTGCCGATGGCGGTTTGCTGATACTCGGCGTCGTAACCGCACGAAACTTCGCGCAGCCCGTTTTCGATGTAGTCGATCGCCTCTTCGTCCTTAATGATGAGGTCTGCAATCATCAGGTCTGACTGTGAGCCTGTACCCCGGCGCACGTTTTGAAGGTGACCAACGGCTAACTCCCGCCAGTTCTCCGGATCGACAAATTTGATATTCCCTTCTTCATCCTCGGGGTGAAGAATGGTGACAGTCATACCCTCGAAGGATGCGAGCGTTTCCGGGCTGAAAACCTCATCAGCGGTACGCTCGACGACAATTTCCCCGTCTGAATCCGGCTCAAGCTTCGGCAGGTCCAGTGCGCTGTAAAGCTGTGAGCCTGTGCGACCGATCGGGACGTCTTTGCATAGCAAGGAACCATCAGCCAGCCGGTATCGCGTTTCGCCCAGGCGGGTATTAAAAAGGTATTTCATGGTTCACCTGCGAATTTCAGACATAAAAAAACCCTGCCGGGGCAGGGTCTATAGAATTTATTTTTCAGGATTAAGGAAAGTTTCTATTCCTCATGGTATCGCCATGTTCAATACCACCATGCCATTCGAACTGACTTAGTGTCTGCAGAGCAATATCTTTGATTTGTTCATCTTCCAAACTAAAAGCTTCAATGTGCGGCGCGACAGTAAACTGGCATGTAGCTGATCCTGAATCATAGAAAACTGACGTAACATTTTTCTGTAATCCATGCTTCGCTAATGCATCTGTAAATAAAAGCATTTCAGCAAGCTCCCACGCCTTATTATGCCGTGAGTCAATTGATATACCGAATGCAATGCACTCACCTATTTTTACCTGACCTTTCTCGGGATAACCTTTGGCAAACATAATCATTTCCTTTTAATCAGAGAATGCGAACCGGTCATGGTCAGATTACATCAATCTCAATGATGTTCAATTCAATCACAAAACAACCTCACAGTAACAACGACAGTTAGGCAGCGCGCCAGCATGGCCAGTTAAGCCGTCCAGCGTTGGCGGTCTATCCCAGCTGACAAACTTGCCTTCCATCTCAGCATGCGAGTGACGCACATCACCATCTTCGGCGGTGCGCCAGATATAGCCAGTTGAGCCCAGGGCAAGAGAGCGGGCCTGTGTCAGCGCAGTGGATGCCCGGCCAATCTCGGTACGCGCAATCAGTCGCGCGCGCGACGCTGCGACATCTCCTGATGCTGCTATTTCCTTCGCAAAGGGCTTCGCACGGCCACCAGCTACGACCGCCTCAATCGCCCTGTTCTGGATGTCATAGATGCGGTCTGCTGCTCCTAGCGGTAGCGATTTGATGTACTTCACCTGCTCGGCGACGATGCTTTGCATCACCTGGCCGATCGGCGTGTGCTGGACGATGTGGCGCAACTCTGCGCTGATGTACTGGCTGTGCTGCTGCCACTCCTTATCGTTCTGGCGGGCGACCTCCAGCGCAAAGTCTTTCGCTACGCGGTTCGCCCAGCCGTCGATGATGTCGCTGTATTTTTCCAGCGCATCGATGATTTCCAGAACGCTGTCATTTGAACCATCGTAGCGGCCATTTACTATGTCGCCCACGGCTCGCGCTATCTTGCGTAGGCTCGTTTGATACCGGGTCTCCGCCGCCTTTGAGCGGTTTCGGGTCGTCAATCTCTCCGATGCCTGGCGGGTCTTCTTCTTCGGCATCAGCAATATCCTCGTCGGTAATAGATGCACCAATGCCCGTGACATCGGATGCTTCTCGCAGGTCGGTCATTGCCGCTTTTCTGGTCATCAGGCCATCATTGAAAGCCGTACTGATGGCATTCACGGTATTCACCGCCACCGTTGAGCGGTCAACGTCCGACATCTGCCAGAGCGGGTTAAACTCAAACGTGAAGTCATCAGGTAAAGGCTTGCCCAGCTCAGAGCGATACATGACGTCGAACAGCTTACGCAGCGGCTGACGCAAACGGCGTTCCTGCTGGGTACCGATGGTGTCGTAATAATTCGACAGGTCAGCATCGCCGGTAGAGAAACCTTTGGGCGACTGACCAAAGAGGCGCACCAGCGGGATCCCCGTCGCGCCGCTTATCTGCTCAGCGAACTGGCTGATCACGTCGTCGAGGCCAGCAAACGAATACTGGTGGGTCTCGAAGACATCTTTACCATCCATGAGGGTCATGCCCTCATTGCTCTGGTACATGCGTATGAGATCTAAATTTTTCAGCAGATTTTCGTAAGCCTTACCACCCAACCCGATAATTTCTCTGAGTTTATCGACCTTGTATGTTCTCAAGTGGGCTTTATATACAAGCTGCGCCGCGCCCATGGTTGCACTGTCAAACGCGGTCAGACGGTCCCAGATGCGTTCGATGATTGACATACCCCACTCGTTTTCTGTCTGGGCCTGCTGGTAAGGCAGCGTAACCCCATCGAAGCGGATCAGGCGGCTGTGATGAATGCTCCAGGCGGGTATGCCCGTTGCAGTCGTCACCACGTCGTATCGCTCAGGCTTCCCGAGGTTCGGGCCCATATCCCTGATACGACGCTGCAGGTTAGGGTTAATCATCCAGCGGTCGAGCGGTAGAATCCCTTTAAACTTGCCCTCGCCGATAGTCTCCAGACGCAGAGGCGTAAACGGAGCCTGGCCCTCGATCATGATGAAACCGACCGCACCGCCATAAAGGCGCGACCATTTGATGGTGTCGTTGAGGCGGTCCCACAGTTCCAGCTCATCAAAGAGTGACTCGATTACGCCGCGCTCTTGGGGGTCGATCTCTGAGGTGATGCGAATGCCCTTGCGGGTCATATCGTCGGCCACGGCATCCACAGCGGAGCCAATGATGGCCGATGAGCGGTATGCCCATTCAATCTGTAGCCTGTTACGGCTGGTGAAGTTTGCCCGGTATGACGATGCGGCGTGCTGGTTCTGCTGCTGCATGCCAACGCGGGCCATAAAGTTGTCGTAACTGTCCGCCGTAGCCTGGGGAGTACGCGCGGCGCTGCTGTTTTGTTTACGTGCCATCGTTTCCTCGTTACAGGCGCATCCAGATGTCCAGATCGCTATTCATTGGCGCATAGTTGATCATCACGGAGTCGGCCAGGTTAGGCGATTTGGTGCCGTCAGGCTGCTTGTCCACGATAACCTTGCCAACGCCGTTTATTGAGTAGGTCGGCTGAGACAATTCGATAACGAGTTTGTCTTTGTTCGCCATAGCGCTGCTGATCGATATGATTTCGTCAGGGTTGTAGGCCATCCCCTCCTTAACGGCTCGATAGGTGTTCTGGAAGAGTTTGCGCAGATACCACCAGCTCTGGGCCTTGGCGTTGGCAAAAAAGTCCTTATTCAGTCGTGCCTGTTGGCCGTTGTCGCCGCGTACCGCTTCATCATCCGGATCGAACACTCCACCGCTGCCACGAAACGGCGTGGCCAGTATCATCGGCCGGCGAGCCACTTTGCGCAGTTCGTTAATGGCACGCGCATCACCGCGCACGCCCGCGCCTAAGCCGTCCTCATCGAAACGAAACTCTTCGAGCCGGTCCTCTTCGCAGTAGCCAAAGACTTTATCTACCGATCCGTAAATGTCGCTGCCTACGCCTGACCACTCGCGGAT